CGGGAATTTTAAACGCTCAATCCTCGAAAGAACAGCTTGATTCTCCTTTACTTTACGAAAATTTATCTAAAGATGTTGATAAATTTATTTTCATCAATTACCCATATAAAAATTATAAAGAGATTCATGGCTTTTCAAAGGAAGGTTTTAAGGATTTCTATGATGGAGATATTTCAAGCGTCACAAGAGCTACTTTCTTTGGCGGTAGGCCTAGCTATATCAAATTTTTTAGCGATAAATTCAGAGAAATAGCTCACAAAAGTTTAGATAAAGGTTTTATGGGTACAGAGGAAAGTATTTTTACTATTTTAAATTACCTTTACCCAAAAAAAATTAACTCAAGACAAATAGAGCCCCACGGCTTGGTGCGCTCTTATTTTAATTCACTTATTAATCAAGAAATTAAAACCGATACAATTATTAAACCTCAAACAGAATACAAACCTACACCCTACAAAGGAGTCAGAAACCAACAGAACCCTAAGTCTTTTGATTTATTTCAAAATTTCTTTAAAGAAAACAACGACATTGAATTAGTTATAGAAATTGGATCTGGCTTCGGTGGTTTCTCTTCTTTCTTAAAAGATCAATCTATTGAAAATAATTTTAAATTTATTAGTTACGAATCTAATGAAAATAAACACAAATCAATACTATCATTAGGTAAAGATATAGATTGTAGAAATTCTAATGCAATTACCCCTTTCACCTTACAAGAAATTTCGGACCTATTAAATTCTCATAAAAAAAGTTTGATTCTTTGCGACGGAGATAATATTAAATTAGAATTCAATCGAGTATCCTCCTTACTAAAAACTGGAGATATTGTGATGGCTCACGATTATGCTCCAAACAAAGACGTTTTCGAAAATGAATACAAAGGTAAAATCTGGGATTGGCTTGAAATAAGTGATATAGATATTAAAGAAGCTTGTGAAGAAAATAATTTAAAAGATTTTTATTCAGAATTCAATAAAACTGCTTGGCTTTGTAAGCAAAAAGAAATCTCAACTCCCGATATTCCAAAAAAAAATTCTGGTACCAATTTATATATTCTAACATTTAATTTTCCCGAACAACTTTTATACACAATAAAAACTTTAGAGGCAACTCCAAAGTGGCTAGAATCTCCAAATTTATTTCTCCTAGATAACTCAGATAACGATGAAGCTAGGCAAAAAAATCAAAAAATTGCAAAAGATTTTAATTTTGAGTATATAAGTCTTGGAGGAAACAAAGGTATATGCGGTGGTCGTCAATTCGCCGCAGAACATTTCGACAAATCAGATGCAGAATTCATGTTGTTTTTTGAAGATGACATGACTTTAAATTGCTCTAAAGATGATGGTAAGTTTTGCAGGAATGGTTTCAGAAAATATGTCCCAAATTTGTATGACACAATACATAATATAATGATCCAAGATAAGTTTGACTTTTTAAAACTTAGCTTTACCGAAGTTTACTTTGATAATGATAAGCAGTGTTCTTGGTATAATGTTCCTCAAGAAACTAGGACTAAATATTGGCCTCATTATGATAAGCTTCCCGAAACTGGTCTGGACCCCAATGTACCTCTTACTGATTTTAAAAATATCAGAAAATTCAATGATTGCTCTTATATAGATGGCGAAGTTTATTATGCTAACTGGCCCACCATAGTTTCGAAGTCTGGCAATAAAAAAATGTTTATTGAAACAAAATGGAATCACCCATACGAACAGACATGGATGTCCTATATGTTCAAAAAAACAAAAGAAGGTTTACTTAGGCCAGCCGTACTACTAGCTTCACCAATAACTCATAATAGATTCAAGCATTATAAACCTGAAGAGAGGCGTGAAAATTGAAATTTAAAACTCTAACTGGTTCCGTTAGAAAAATAATAGGAGTTCAGAAATATAATATAGATTGGGATGCGCCGAGTAAAAGTAAATTTCAAAAATCAGTCAAAGACTTTCTTAATCAATATTGGTCAAGACATGTAGTATTTGAAGAGTTTCCTATCGCTGGAACTCGAATGACTTTCGATTTTTTTAATGCAAATGAAAAGATAGCTATAGAAGTCCAGGGAGGTCAACACACAAAGTATGTACCCTTCTTTCACGGCAATTACAAGAATAATTATTTAATGCAGTTAAAGCGTGATCATCAAAAGCACGATTTCTGCGAATTAAACGATATAAGGCTTGTAGAAATATACGAAAAAGATAAATTGTCAAAAGATTTTTTTAAAAAGTTAGATATTTATTTGTGAATAGTGTAATATATATTGAATGAGTCAAATAGATCCAGACAACCTCCCAGCCTTTCAAATACCTCAAGATTTACTTGATAAACTATACGAGTTCACTGGAAGTAGTAGTGAAGGCTCAAAGGGTTTTTTAATGGCATATACAGACCAAAATGGCGCCCCAATGATTTTTTGTAGAGCCGGCAGTCAAATTGTAGAAATGGGAATTCGTAAGGCTCTAGAAAAGTATTTAATTGAAATTGAAAATGTAGATGCTCCATTTGATATAAATGGAGACCAAGAATAACTCTTGACTTTTATAATTTTATAGTCTATACTAAAGGCTAATTATGGCAATGTATTCTTTTAATGAGGAGCAGCAGTTCCTTGCAACTCTAATTAATCACCCAGATTCATTTGTCGAGATATCTTCTTATATTTGTGAGGAAGATTTTTATAGTGAATCATCCCAGGTTAATAAAACAATTTTCTCAATTCTTAAAAGGTCGATTGAGGGCGGTGATCAAATTGATTATGTGATGCTTACGGAAAGAGCTTTATCCCTTAACTTATCTTTTGAGGATGATATAAATATTGGTGATTACATTCAAGCCCTTTCATTAAAAAAGACAAACCCAAATACAATTATAGGTTTAGCTAAAGACTTAAAAAAGTATTCAGCTAGACGAAAAATTGCAGGTTGTGCTACAAAAATCATTAAGAGAATGCAGAACGCTTCTTCTGAAGATGCGTTTAGTAAACTAATTGAAGATTCTGATCGAATTTACAACGACACCATATCTATCTATGACAATGGTTCGAATGTTCCTGAAGATTTGTTTTTTGACATGGAAGACTATGTGGAGGAAAGAGGCAATAATCCAATTGAAGAATTTGGTTTGGTGGGTCCACACAAAAGGCTTCACGAGTTATATGGATCTCTCTTGAGGCCAGGCAACATAACTACCATTACAGCCAGATCTGGAGTTGGTAAAACTCAATTCTGTTTAGATTTCTGCTTAAAAACCTCAGAGCTTAATAACTTTACCCCTATTTTACATTTTGATAATGGTGAAATGAGTAAGGAAGAATTAAGAATGCGTCTTTGTGCATCTATGTCTGGAGTTCCTTTACATCTATTAGAGACAGGGAAGTGGCGCAGGGCTGGATCTAAGATAGTTGATAAAGTAAGATCTGTTTGGCCAAAGATAAAGCAATACAATCTTCACTACTTTAATGTTTCTGGCATGAATGTAGATCAAATGGTTAATTTAGTTAAGCGTTTTTATTACAGCAAAGTTGGAAGGGGGAATGAAATGATTTTTAATTTCGATTACATTAAAACCACCTCAGAAAACTTGAGCAATAAAAGTGAATGGCAAGTGGTTGGCGAGATGGTTGATAAGTTTAAAAAGCTCGTTCAGAGAGATATTTTATTTGAAGGTGAGCCCATGATTGCTATGATGACTAGTGTTCAAAGCAATCGCTCTGGTATTACCAATAATAGAAGGCCAGAAAATATCGTTGAAGATGAGAGTGTGGTATCTCTATCAGATAGAATTACTCAGTTTAGCTCTCATCTATTTAGCTTGCGTCAAAAATCTCAAGAAGAAATGGCGGAAAGTCCAGACTTCGGCACTCATAAATTATCTTGCTTTAAACATAGACACTTAGGCTCTGATTATATGAGAGCCTTACAACCAGTTAGGTTGGCAGACGATATTACTATGGTCAGAAATTCTATTTATTTAAACTTTAACAATTTCAACATTACTGAAGTTGGTGATACAGTTGATTTAGTTCGCACACAAATGGCTGAAGCGGAAGTAAATTTAAATAATAATCCTGATGAATTGCCAGACATATGATCAGCTCAGATAAAATAAGAGATATACTTGAGCAATTAGGTTATAAGCTTAGCGATAAAGGAGCTTACTGGCAATCTTCTGCTCTGTATAGAGGCGGAGACAATCCTACTGCCTTGCAAATATATAAAGATACTGGAGCATGGAAGGATTACGTTCAAAACACTCCCTTCATGCCATTTAAGCAATTATTAGTTTTAACACTTAATACCAATGATCCAACTGAACTTAAGAAGTATTTAAATAAAGAAGAAACTTTCTTTCTTACCGAAAGAGCTAGAGATAATATTGAGAAGCTTCAAGTTGAAGAAGTTTATCCTGACAGTATTTTAGATAAGTTGTTACCTCATTATAAATTTTACAATGGTCGAGGAATTTCCGATGAAACTCTAATAAAATTAAAAGGCGGTCTAGCTACTAGATCACAAATGTATCAGCGTTTCGTTTTTCCTATTTATAATCAGTATAAACAAATACATGGTTTTTCAGGTAGGGATATGTCCAATAAAGAAGGTCGTCCAAAATGGAAGCATATGGGCAAGAAAAAAACTTGGGTATATCCTGCGTATGTTCCCACCAAAGATGGAATATTTTTTGATAATGTCGACAAAAACTATGTACTAATTGTAGAAAGTATTGGAGATGCTCTTAGCTGTATAGAAAATGGGATTAGCAATGTTTTAGTTTCTTTTGGTCTTGATATATCATCTAAGCTTTTATGCTCATTAATTCACTTTGATTTCAAACAAGTTATTCTTTCATTTAATAATGACTCTAATAAAGAAGATAATAGGGGAATGAATGCTTGCGTTAAAAATTATTTAAAATTATTAAATTATTACGATCCTAAAAAAATAAAGATTTGCCTACCTGTCCAAAATGACTTCGGAGACATGAATGAAAATGATTTCATTAGATGGAAGGAAAAATTAAAACTTATCAATCAGACAGACCAAATACCTAAAATTATTTCTTTTGCTAAAAAGTTAGACTCTAAAAAAGGTATACCTAAAACCTTAAAGAAAAACTTAAAACTATTATATGAAGAAGCATGAGTCAGCACTGTCCGCGAGTAGAATTAAAACTCTACAAATGTGTTCGTGGAAATATTGGGGAAATTACAAACTAAAACTTCCCGACACATCTAACGATGGAGCTAGTCGTGGCTGGATATGTCACCTGATTTTCGAATTATTGGGTAACCCTAGGCACAAAAAACACTACGAAACTATAATCAAGTATGGCTCTATTTTTAAATGCCCACCAATAGAACGTTTAACTCTTTATCATGCCCGTAAATTAAACGTTCATGACGACGAAAACTTAGAGTTAATTGATTCTATGACTGTCAATGGTTTGCATTATGACTTTTTTGGAAGCGATGATCTTGAACCCACAAAAGCCATATCAGAAGAAGCTTTTGATATTGAAGTTGAAACTGAAGATTTTTCTTATAGAATTAAAGGTTTCATTGATAAGTTATTCCTTTATGAAGAAACATCTTACGCCTTAATTAGAGATTTCAAAAGTAGCAAGCAAGTATTTAAAGGTAAAGAAGTCACCGATAACCTACAAGACTTAATGTATTCTTTAGCAGTTAAACATTTATACCCTAATTATAAAAAAAGAGAAAGTGAATTTTTGTTTTTGAAATTTGATTTAAGTAAAGATCTTTTTAACAAAACTG